TGCTTAAAAGGATCAATTGAGTATAGTTCAGTAGATTGTATTCTATCACTTCCTTGAGGATAAAAAAATGTTTGTCCCCATTCTAAAAACATGGTAAAACCAAGCTTAAAATAAAGAGCATCAATAATGTCTAACTGCGCTTTATCCCAACACTTAAAGCTAATTGTTGCTGCTCTAAGTGATCCTAACTTACCTTGAGTATCAATAGTAACTGATGTAATACCTGGCATCGGTTTATAACCAAACTGTTGTATTTCATCTGTGCCTAATATACCATACGCTCCATCTTTACCTAGACCTGCTCTTTGTTGATAAGAGTTTTCTCTTAAGTATTTTGATGTGCCTCCAAATAAAACAAATTGTTTGGCTAAGTCTTCTTTGTTCTTTATACTATCACCAACAACTCTTCTAAAATATTCTATATCAGGAGGGTTTATAATATCAATAGAAGACACAAGTCTAATCCAAGCAGTTTTATTAGCTATAAACAATACATTATCATTGTCTCTAACATCTTTTGCACCTTGAATAGATCTAGTATCTAGTTGATTAATCAACCATTGAGGTATTTTACTTCCTAGAATATTTGATATTTTATTACTATCAAAAGCCATAACTATCTTGTAGCGTTTACTAATTTATATGTATTAACTATACCTGCTAAATCTACAGGTATACGAAGTTGTGTTCCTGGCTCTACTACTAAAGAATCGCCTGGTAGTGCATTTGCTGATGCTATTACCCACCAAAAGCTAGAATCACCATAGAAGTCGTTTGCCAATAGGTCTAATCTATCACCTAATACTGTAATAACATAACTATCTTCATTAGTAGGAGCTATCTGAGGATAGATATTATTTACATAGTATTCACTACCTGTGGCTGAATACTTTATTACTTGTATATTTTGATATCTGTAGTTCATTATCCTCCTATATTAAGATTATTCTGTCTTTCAAATTGAGAAGCAAATGGATTATTATTAACTCTGCGTCCAGTTTGCGGTATTGGCGGAAACTGAAAAGGCGCATTAGTTCTAACGTCTTGTCCTGTTTCTAATGATCTTTCAAATTGAGAAGCGAATGGATTATTATTTGCTACTGTTCTAGAATTTACTATATCAGTTCTTTGCTCGTCTATAAAATTACCAGTATTACTTATCAGAGGAACTACTTCAGAATACGCCCTAGTTGTTTCTGTATCACTTACTGTGCTTCTTAAAACGTCAGTTAAAATTGCCCTCTTAGGAAGTATATCCATGATAGGTTTAAATGATACTGAGATATCCATAACTTGTGGAAGTTGCGCAATATCTCCTACTTGACTCTTCTCTAAGTTAACTTCCCAAGGATAGTTATTGTCAATATTAACATTTACGCTCTCTAAGAATCCAGGTACGCGATAAAGATAATCTCCTATTGTCATTCTAATTACCGGAGCTCTCATAATACCTTGCTTAGGACTATAATCAGGATATACTTGACTTATTAGTGAATTGACTTTGTTATATAGTGGCCTTAATTCATCTCTAGATCCTGCAGCTACTCTAAATGAAAAACCTATCGTTCTATCAAAACCTTGATAGGTATAGAAGTTTTCTCCTCTACCTTGATATTTGAATGAGTTTAATTGAGCTGAATTACTATCAGTTATTCCTGCTGTTAAAAAAGCTCTAAAGAATAATGCCATTGAGTATGTAGGATCATCATTAGATATAGCTTCAAATACAAATTTAATAAGATCGTCTGTATCTGTTTTATTGATCTCCCAAGGCGCTTGATCGTTTCTAAATAAAAAAGGATAAGTTAAATTCAACTTGTCTTTTTTATTGACATAGAATCTATAGTCTACAGTTTGTTCTTTAGTCCATGCATTATTAAATACAATAGCTCTTGAAGCCTCATTGATCTTTTGTCTAAAGTCTTGTACTTCTGGAATAGGATTATTGAGATTAGACTTCTGAGCTAGCAATTGATCATAATTCATTGCTGTAGAAGATCTAAGCTTAGTTGTATCAACTACTCTTGGTATTGTTGTTGTGCCTACACCATAAACAGAACTAGGTCCACCAAGATATTGGAAGATCATATTTCTGTTAAGTGATATGCCTAATGTGTTTACTAGATTAATGTCTGGTACATTTGCAGGATTTGCAAAAGGATCTCCAGTCGTCATCTTTAACGCAGCTAAATTCAAAAGCCTATTACTAACTTTCTGGTTTGTTACGTTTTGTTTGTTCACTATATCATAGTAGAACTTCTGATAAGGATTGAAAGGTACAAGACCGTGCCTGATAGCATGAAAACCTGTTCCAGATACTCCTACTTGAGCTAGTGTATTTTGACCTAAGTTGTACACTCTAGTGTTCTCTAACAATCCAGGGTAAGGAATGCCTTGAGGAATACCAAATAAAGTATTGCCTGTCTCAATCTTAGGATTAGATAATTGTAACCCTACTTGTTTTTGAATGAAAGCAGTACCTCTTGGCTTGTCTTCAAAGAACTTTTTGATTCTAGACTTGTCTATTTTACTAGATACGGTAAATGATTGCGTGCCTAAGTTAAACTCTAGTTGACCTCCTCTAATAGGAAAGTCTAAACCTCCGGTTGATCCTGGTCTATATATAGGTTGAACTGTGCCAGTTGCATTAGGTGTATCTGGCATTATAGTCTGAATATAAGGTAGTCCTGATGAACCATATCCTGGTCTATCATTACCGAACCTTAGGTTCTTTAGATTAGTTTGTAAGTCAATTAGAGGCATCTAGTTATTGTTTACCTGTCTGTAAGTCAAAATTACCTTCTCTGTCATAACGTGCCGTTGCATCTCTCTTAGTGTCAGATACATACGTAGTCACATTTAGGTTTACAACCTCTTTTGAAGAACCTCTTCTCATACTCATATTATCTTCTACGTTAGTAGCTACAGCACTTGATGTTACATCTCTCCTAGCTGTTTGATCAGAAACAGAAACGCCTCCCATATCACCACCTAGTGATCTAATTTGAGCTCCCATATTCTCAGCACCAGATTTTATACTATCTATAAAACTATCTGGTATTTGTCCGAATGCAACATAGTCTAAACCTTCTAATATATAGTACGCAGCTTTACCAATAAACTCTACTGCGCCAGCAAAAAAGTCTCTAACTCCTGATATAATCTTTTTTATATTTTCTGGCTTTGACAGATAATCAAAGAAGCCTTCAAGCTTATCTATAATACCGCTCTTTTCTACGAAGTCAGAAATTGACTGCTTTATTTTTTCCATAAAACCGCCGATCTTTTCTTGTAAAGACGCGTTAGTTAAGTTTTGGTATGCTTCTTCACCAGTAAGTCTGACAATATCTTCTTTACTTTTACCTTGCGCTCTTAATGCCTGTACTTTAGCTTGAGCATCTTTAAGATCTTTAGCTCCTAATCTACTTAGCAACTCTTGTTGCTTTAGCATTTCACCCATTTGATCTCTAGACATTCCAAATGCAGAAGCTAAAGACTCAGCTTGTATACGATTTAACTTTAAACAGTCATTAGCAGATCCAACTTGTTTTGTTATTTCTCCAGCCGCGGTAGCAAGATCGTTATTCAAGAAAGCTTCGCGAGCTTTAGTTAAGTTAATATCTTTTCCAGTTAATAGCTGAGCTTCAAATTCTCTTGATATAGAAGACTCAAAGTCTAAGAATGAATCAGCTATTGAATCAAGTTGTTTTAACTCCATACCCATCGACTTAACAGTAACTAACGACTTAGTTAGTTGCGCTGGGTATTTTGAGAATGTAAGTCCTAAATAGCCACCTAAATTAGATGCTTCTTTAAGAATCTTCTGATAGCTAAAACTAATTCCTGTTGCTTGCTTTAAACCTGCTACTTGTGATAAAACAGATTTAGTTATACCTTCTGATGACTGACCTGTTAATGTTGACGCTTCAACTATACTTTTTCTTGTTTCTAAGTCAAGTCCAGCAAGATCTCTTAGTTTGATATTAGTAGCTAGCTGTTCATTAGTAAGTCTGTTTGTTACATCTAAAGCACCAGCTAATTCCATTTGAGACTCAACCATCTTTTGGCTATTGATGAATAAGTCTCCAGAAGAAATGCTAAGACTAGCAAACTCCATTTTTAATGCTCGAGCTTCTCCTATTGAAAGGTTCATAGCTCTTGCAAACTTAACAGTTTGATCTTGTATTCCTACTATATAATCAAAAACAGATTTTAGACCACTAATAACTCCTGCTATAGCAGCTCCAGCTATAGGTATTGCTGTTAAAGGATCGGTTATAGCTTCTTTTAAACCAGCGCCAGCGGCTTTACCTAATACGCCTAATTTATCTAAGAATGTTATCTTTTTACCTTCAGACTGCAATTGCCTTGCTTTAATTACCATCTGAGAATAGAACTCATTTCCTATTCCTAATTTATCAGAGAATAATTTAAATGCAGCACCGCTAATTCCAATTTGCTTGTTGAGTTGTTTTTCTAGAGCCAACTCTTTTTCTCCTTCTACTGTTTGTCTTTTTGCTATCTCTAGTTGTTTTTCTTGAGTATATAAAGATACGGCTTCTAGGTTACCGTTTTGTTTTAATATACCCATCATGGCTTTCTCAAAATCGAAAGATCTACCTTGAGATTCAACTCTTGTTTTTTGAGCTTCTGCAATTGTTTTGGCTCTATTTACTTCATCTTTAGCCATTTGAGACGCTTCCATTTCTAGGTCTCTTAATTTCTTACTCTCTAAAAACTCTTTTTGTTTTAATTTTAAAAGCTCTTGATTAACTTGCTTTATATTAATATTATCTCTATTTAATGAATTAAGCCTAGCCTCAATTTTGGCATAGGAAGTATCCATTCTTTTAAGATCAGATATAGCATTTTTTAGTAGATTGTTATAATCTCCTTGATCATCTAATAACTGTTTTAAACTTTGTCTCAGCAATTGAGGATCTGTTCCTTGTGGAGTGTTTTGAGGTCCTGTATTTTGATTTTCGTTAGCCATTTATATATACTGCTTACGAATAAATATTTACCTTTTGGTTTTTACCTTAGATACAAAGGTAGGATCTTCTGTCTTTTTAACAAAATCAGGAAGTTTAATCTTGCTAGGATCAGTTTTTTCTGTTACCTTTTGCTGGTTTTGATTACGCATCTCTTCAACCTTTTCAAGATATTCATTAATCTTCTTAAGGTTAAAACGACGTTTAGGGACGTCCATGTTCCAAACTTCCGTATAAGTAAAGCCACCTCCACCATGATAGGTGAGTTCAAAACACTCTGTCATGAATGCGGACCTATAGTCCGCTCCCGGGAAAAAAGAACTCCGCTCCCATCGGTAGTGCGGTTTGTATTTCAGAACCGTCTTTTAAATTAAATGATACTGTTGTATCGATGTCTGGTGTTACTTCTGATATATACTTTCTAAGTTCAATTGAGTCTCTTGATAAAAGATATCCTTGATCAATAAAGTCTCTTACTGTTTTAGTAGAATAGTCACCATTAACAGAAGTTATTTGGAATTTAAGCCTGGTAGAAAGTGTACCTGCATCTTGGCCTACAATCTTTTTCATACCTTTGATCTCTTCATCTATCTTCTTGTCATCAGATACCGTCAAAATCTTAAACGTTACTTCGTTCTTAGAATATGGTAGAGTGAAACTAAACTCGTTTTTATTAGCAAATTTAGACCAATCTAATTCTTTATATTTTAAGTCTTGTAGATCTACTTCCACTTTCTCATCCTCGTCTGTATTAGGATTAGTATACTTAAAAGAGTAGTCTTTACCATAAGCAAGAATCCTGGCTGCTATCAATAAACCATTCCTGTCACCCAAGGTTAGGTCTTCGTAGTTAATTGGTGATTTGATTAGGCTCTTGAGCATCTTCTCGATGGCGAGGCCCTGGCGAAGCAGGTTGACATTTGTAAGGATGTCTTCCTCTTTAGCTGTCATATACTTCATTTCAACTTGGCCGGAAGATAGAGCGTTTTCTTTTGGGTATACTAGACCTTTTGAAGGTAGGTCGATCATTTCTGTTGGTACCGTAAACTTTTGTTCAGACATAAAACTATTCTTTTATATATAAATATAAGAATAAATAATTTTGTAAAATAAAAAAAGCCCCTAGTAAGGGGCTCTTTTCTAAATATTTGCTTATTGTTCTAGTAATTAAGGACGCAATAATCCATTCCTACTGATATAGTCAATTCGGTAGGATCAGAAGTAGACCAATCATATGTTCCAAAAGTAGCTTCTTTAATGAAAGCGCCTTTAATGATCCACTCACTTACGATATCACCTACTGGTCCTAAGATAGATAGGTTAAGATCTTTCTTATAAAAGTCAGAATAACCATCACGTCCAGTTACAGACTCATGATGAAGACGAACCCACTCAATTACAGCTTGTTGGCCAGAAGGAGAAATTGGGTTATATAAACTCAAGGTCATATCTCTCCACTCAGCTTTACCTTTAATCTTACGGTAAACATTGATATGGTCGAGTTTGATCTCATTTAAAGTTACACCTGGAGCGTCTGCCTTCTTAATCATGTAAGAAGGGATACCGTCGATATACATCACAAAGCGGTTTGACACTGTAGGTTCGAAGGCCGTAAACATTATCTCATTCGGATCGAGGACAGGCATGTTATTATAATTTATTTTGTTTAATCAATTTTGTTATATATGCTTTAGATACTCCTAAATGTTTTGCTAAAGC